ATGCAAGAAAAAATCTTGATCACGAGTAAAGGGAACGGCAAGAATTTTTACGCCTATATTCAAGGCAAAGTTCATGAATGCCTGAAAATTAGAGGTAGATTCTATCTAGCAAAATTGATCCTTGGAGAAGGACTCAGAGCCATGGGAGAACCTCTAAAAAACTTTACTCTAGTGACTTAAAAATGGAATGGCTCAGAAAAAAAAGAGGACATCCGTCATTTGCAATGACTGGATAGCTTACACCAACATTATGGATGATGCAACTGCCTGAAGACTCTTCAAATGTATCCTTGCAATAAGGAACTGAAGACGAATAGAGCCTCCAGAAGATCTCAAATTTATTCTTGCTCATATGCAAGATTTCTGGAATGAAATTGACGCAGAGCGAGCAAAAAAATCTGAAATCCAAAGAGACAAGGCGAATAAAAGGCGAAAAAAATCAGAGTCCCATTCTGATTGACCTCCAGAAGATTTGGAAAGTGATGCTACGGCATACCATAGTATGCCGCTGAATGCCGAAGATACCGATGAATGCTGTGAATGCCTTACTGATACTAGTACTAATACTAGTACTAATAAAATAAAAAAAGAAAATATAAAAGAAAAAAAACTTAAGTTCTGAGACTTCGTTTTGCTTACGCAAAACGAGCACACCAAACTCCTTGCAGATTTGTGAGAGAAAGTCCTAGAGCAGACGATAGAAAATCTGAATAATTATATCTGAAGCAGAGGTAAAAAATATAAATCTCACTATCATACAATCAGAGCTTGGAACAAGGATTTCCTTGCTAAACAAAAAAATAAGGAAGTCAAAAAAACTTCTTCCGCCGCGACGAAAATCGCAAAAACTTGAGCTTTAGACGAGGTAATAACCTAAAAAAATGAAAAAAAATTTAGAATTAGAAAAACAAATCCTCGCAAAGCTGATGATTGATGCAGATCTGCTTTTGGAAAATGAACTTTCAGAGCAAGACTTTGTCAATCCAACACACAAAAAACTTCTCCAAGCTATCAAAGACTCAGGCTCAAATCTGGCTCTCATTCAGTCAAAATTTGTAGAAGAGGAGCAAGATTACATCCTGGAAATCGCTGCAATGTTGATGACGAGTGGTCGAAAGGAAAACTATGCAGAGCTCAAGAGACTCACAGAAGTCCGCAGATTGGAAACTATTCTCAAGGGGCTCCAGATGGCGATAGATGATGATCAGTCTTTGGATCTGATTTACGAAAAAATCGCTCAGTTTGATAAGCAAGAGATCCAAGTTGCAGACATGAAAGAAGTCCTGGTAGAAATTGTTGCAGAGCTTACGGGAACTGTTACTGCGATTTATCATCCTACTGGGTATACCAAGCTTGATAAATATCTTCGCTGATTTACTCCTGGACAACTCAATATCATAGCAGCAAGGCCAAGTATAGGGAAAACCATGGTAGCTATGAACTTTCTGCTCAAGCAAACCGAAGCAGACAAGAAAATAGCTCTCTTCAGCTTAGAGATGACCAATAAGGAAATCTCTCAGAGGATCCTCGCAAGAAACTCTGGAATGCCAGTAGACCAGATGAATAAAACAGCTACTCCAGAGCAGCTTGAACGTGTAAATACTGCCATGATCAAGCTAGAAGCTCAGCTGAAGAATCTGACCTTGATTGATTCCGTCTATACACTTCCTCAGATTACCAGGATGATTAAATATTTACATAAAAAATCCTGACTTGACCTGGTGTATATTGATTATCTGCAGATCTTTGACATCAAAGGCGACAACAGAAATCTGGAGATTGGAAAAATCACCAGAACCCTGAAAAAGCTCGCCAAAGACTTGCAAATCTCCATCATTCTCCTCTCACAGCTCAATAGATCTTTGGAAACGAGAGGTGATCAAGATCCAAAACTTTCAGATTTGAGAGATTCGGGAAGTATTGAGCAGGATGCAGATATTGTCCTAATGCTGGGGAGAGACTTGGAATACGAACCAGAGACGATGAAAGTTTTTATCCGTAAGAATAGAAACTGAAGTCTCTGAGAAGTAGAACTAGTTTGTAAACCAGCGAGCATGCAGATTGGAAACTAATCTCATCACAATTCAGACTTTTATCACTACTTACCTCAAAAAATGTTTCAAACAAATGAAAAATATGAGAGAAAGCTGAAGTCTCTCCAGCTGGAACTCATGAACCTTGGATCACTAAAAGACAAACTTGAGAGACAATTGCTCTATGATAAGCTGAGTCCTGGAGCTGAAAAGCTGATCAATATCAGGCTTGTGCAAATCAGAAAATGCTACATCGCAAAACTTTATCAATTAAGAGATCATAAAGATGGTAAAACCACAGACTAAACCCACAGAAAATGTAAAAACTACGGAGGTAGAAAAACTAAATCTTCACCAGAAACTCTTTGAGTTTCAAAAACTTAATCTCGTTATCAAAAAAAATGCAGAAGTGGATATGAAGACCAGAAAATACAAGTATGCACCCCTGGATCAGGTATGGAAAGTAATTGGAGAAAAACTCAATGAATGTTGAATTTTGGTTACTCACGAGATTATCAGAGAGGAAACAGGACACTTTGTCCGCTCAACAGTTTGTAATGCAAATGATATTGAAGAATCAATATCCTCAGAGATTGCGATTGATCCTTCAGTTATTGCTCCGCAGAATATCTGAAGTGCAATTACCTATTATCGTAGATACAACCTCTGTTGCTTGCTTAATCTGATTATCGAAGGAGATGATGACGATGGCGAAGAGGCACAGAAACAGGCTACTAAAAAACAGTTCACTCAGAAATCTCAAGCTCCTCAGACATCTCCGCAACCTCAAAAACCAGCTGAAAAACCTGAGTTCAGCCAAAAAAACTTTGAGGATTACAAACAATTTTGTAAGTGAAAAGTGATGAATGAGATTATGGATATGGCAGCAGAAATTAAAGCAAAATATACGATCACTGAGGCAATGGCAGACCAACTCAATTTATTTCTTAAATCTTTGTAGCTATGCAGAAAAAAATCAACCTTTCCAACTGGAGTATTAACCTCCTCAAATCCGACAATCAAACCTGGTTCAAGGGCTATGTCCTTGGACAATGGGATTCTGAATTTAAGTCCTACTTTGCCATTGGAGAGTGTTTCGCTCTCTGCATGGAATATTGGGGAAAGTTCGGAACAACTAACTCAGAGCAGTTCCTAGAAGAAATGGCAAAAAAATTCCAGGAGAACAAAGCCTCTGAAGAAGAATTAGCTACTGCTACCATGTCAGTGATGGAAGCACTGAATAACTTTGAAGTCCTTGATCTTCCTAAACCTCTTGAGGCGGAGAAAGAAGTGATTGTAGAATTGAACGAAAACTACAATCTCAAAGTTAGATTTGATGCTTTTTATGGCGACTATATCTTAGATCATAAAACCGTTGCAACCTTTACCAAACCTGAGGAATACGAAGAAAAATATAGTCAACAAATGAAGCTCTACCAGTATGCTTGGTGGAGAACAACTGGCGAAAAGTTTCCAGCTTTCATCCAGGAGATTAAAAAAGCGCGCCCTTCTATTCCTGCAGATCTTAAAAAAGAAGATCTCCTTGCTCTTGTTCCAGCTGAGAAGCATGCGGAATTGACGACAGTAACTGCCTTGAAGGATTATCTCAGAATGCACCCCTTACCTGAATGGTGCGGACAAAGGATTGAGTTCCCTTGGAGAGAAGAGCTGATTGCTGAGTGTGAGGATCTCTTGCATAGGGCAATGAAAAAAGCTGATTATCTCCAAACTTTAACTCTTGATGATGTGCTCTAATGAAATTCCTCGTGTCCCTTACTAATGGAATCATAGAAAATCCAAAGAAACTTCAGGAGTTCCTCAAGTCTCGTAAAAACGGCTTGTATACTATCTCAGTTAAAAAGCATGGCACCAGGAGTCTCGCACAAAATTCTTACTACTGGTGAGTTGTGCTGCAGATGATTGAAGAATATACCTGACAAGATAAAAAGGAGCTTCATTATTACTTCAAGCACGCCTATATTGATGATGGAAAATTTCCATCAAGTGCAGAACTCAATAAATGAGATTTTGCAACATATGTGGATAAAATTAGAGATTTTGCAAGTGCAGAACTCTGATTGTATATCCCAGACCCTGTAAACTAACTTTTATTTTAATACTTTAGACCCTATGAAACTATTCTTTTTTGATACCGAAACAACTTGATTAAATCCAGAAACCGATAGAATTATTCAGTTTTGAGCTATTTTTTGAACGCTTGATGAGGAAACTTGAATTTTTCATGAGGAAAGAATCATCAATCAATACATAAAAATTGACGAGGAAATTCCAGAACAGGCAAGCAATGTTCATCACATTTATAAAAAAGACCTTGAGCCGTTTAGCTACATTCAGGATTATATCAAGGAATTTGTGGCCTACATGACCAAGGCGGATTACTTGATTGGGCACAATGTAGACTATGACCGCAAAATGTTCATGGGAGAGATTATGCGTTGTTGATCAGTTGGTTTTAATCCTGATGCTCATAAGTGGTTTGATACCATGATGTCTACCGTTGAGCTAGTAAATTGACCAGGAGGAAGATGGCCAAGATTGAGTCAGCTTTATAGATTCCTGTTTGGTAAGGACTTTGATAATGCACACGATGCAATGGCTGATATTAGGGCTACGAAGGACTGTTTCCTTGAGCTCTACAAGACCTGAAAAATCACTTTACCTCAATAATCTTCCAATCATGGCAACACTTAGAAAACTCTCGCTTCAGCAACAGGCGACGCTCTTTGCTCCAGATCTGACGAAAATTGAGGAGGAACAAAAAAAGAAAATCTACTTCTTCAAGAGATTAGTTTATGATAGACTCCAAAAACTAATCATTGAGAGAGTAGAAGATCAGACTGCAAAAGCAGCTCTCCTCAGAGAGCTAGAATCCATCCTACAGATGAAACATGATGTTCCAGAACTCTCAGCAATGCAGAAAATTATCAAAATCAAGGATGTTCCTGCGGCTCCTGCTTCTCAGAAATCTAAGCTCTCAGACGAAGAACTTCTTCAGCTCGTAGCTCAGAGATACGAGGCAGATCCAACTTTTCTTCAGAAACTTAGTAATGCTTTAACTTTCTAATCAATTATTCTCATGACAACAACACAAAAAATCGTGATTTCAGCTTTTGTTCTTTTGACTCTTGGACTGGGTACTTGGAGGTATTTCGTCCTCTTTTATCCTCCAGTTACAACAGAAAGAGATAGGATCTGAAGCCTTGCTCAAGAGCTCCTAGATCTTACAGAAAAAAAACAATCTTGCCTGGACGAGCTCCCTTATTTTGAGACGATGGAAGTTTATGCTGGGAAATCCAGCTTCTGTTCAGAGCGAGATGAAAAAATAGCGACACTCAAAACTCAGCACGAACAAATCCTCAACAAACCATACAAACAAGTCGTGGGTTTACTCGTGAGCAGATAAGCTCTAATAAAAATCCTCCTCAAAAATCAAAATCTCAAAATAAAAAACAGTCTTCAGAAAAAAATCCAACCTGAAAGATCTGGCACTCCTGATTCAACAAGGACGACCAAAGACAACAGATTGTGCAGTATGCCTATCAGCTCTGAGGTTTAAGCCTTGTGACGATGATGGAGTGCGAAAATGGGAATTGGGATATAACTATCAGAGGAGATGGTGGGTATTCGGTAGGGATTTGTCAGATCCATACCTTGTATCATCACTTGCCTCGTGAGTATTATACTTCCTGGCAAACCCAAGTGGAACTTTGTAACCAAAAATGGCAGAATGGAACAAAATTTTACTGACCTTCTAGGCTTGTTCATGGGCAGAAATGCAGTGAATTTGCCAAGAAAAGATTTTATTTTGAATAGAATATCATGAAAAAATCACAAACTCGGAAAACCGTAACACTTCCTCAAACGAGCAAAAAACTCAGAAAGCAGAGCCAAAAGCTCTTTCACATAGAAGAAAATCTTCGCCTCACAAGGAACAGGATAGCTGATTTGATGGATGATATTGCTCTTCTCAAAAGAGCTCTGAAGGAGAAAGATAAAACCATAAACATCCTCTGGAAGAGTTTATTTAAACTCTCAGAAAAAGGAGCAACTAATGGTCAAACAATTAGTTTGCTCTTTGGACTTTACACTACCTTGAGTGGATGCTTGCTTTGGTTTGGAGCAAAGACATTTACTAATCCTTACCTTTTTTGGAGTGCAAGTATTATTGGGACAATCCTGGTAATCTCAGGCTTTTATCAGATTTATAAGAGTACAGATGAAGATTAGCATTAACATTGAAAAAAGAATCGCTCTAGTGGATGGGAAGACAATAAAAATCCCTGAAGAAGAGCTGAGGAAAGCAATAGCTTATTTTATTGATAAAGTGGAAGCTTCTTTTTGGGATAATGCAGATGAGGAATATCAGACGATCAAAAAGGCAGATGAAATTATTTCAGAGTATTTAACCAGGTATGCACTTAAGGTATATACCTGTCCATACTGTAAATCTGAAAATGTAGATTTCCACCACATAGATCGTTGTGCGGATTTACCTCTTTAAATTTAGAAGAATATGAAAAAATATTTTGTAAGTCGCATAATCCAGATTTGTGAAAATTGTTGAAAATATGATCTTATGGCCTGTTTTAATCAAAGCTGAAAGTGTTTTGCTGAGTGTGATAGATGTTGATATACTATAGAAGTCACACCAACAGAGGAGGAAGAGAAGATGATTGATGAGTATTTAAAGAAAAATACATACCTTAAACCTGCGGTTTCTTCCTCCTAGAAGTTTATATTGACTTTTACTAAAATAAGAATATAAGAAATTGCTACATTCAGATTTTACAATCAAGCGAAAAAACCACTTATTGGATTTTTCTTGATTGTTTGAGAGAGAATGTAGCACCCAATAAGTGGTTTTTTATTTTTTAGAAAGGAAGGATGAAGAAATTGTTTTTAGGTGTCTTGAGTCTCTTTTTAGTGCTGGGAGTTACTTTTGCCCAAAATTGAACAGGGATAGATGAATCTGTTAAAAGCTGAGCTTTAATAGCAGAGGCTCTTGTTCAAAAGATAAAAAACAAAGAAATGACTTTTGATCAAGCGAAGACAATTATTGAATGAGGAATTTCATACTATCTTGGAAAAACTAATGGGATGAGTGAAAAAGATATTCCAAATCTAATGATTTTTGATCATATCAATACTTCTTTGATTCTTTATAGCCAATTTGATAGAGAAAATCCAAATCTTATTGAGTATAATTGAAGAAAATATACCCTATGATCTTACACAAAAAGAGATGTATTTTCATTTGTAGACACTGAAAATAACGGATTGGCAAGTTATCTATGAAAGCATGATTTAACCGATGAAGTATTGATACCAGGAGAAAAAAATGATATCTATGTTGTGAGAGTAAGCACAACTTTGGCTAATACTGGAACTAACCAAAAAATTGGAAGATTGCTCCTTACTTACTGAGATAAGCTTATTAAGCCCTATTGAGTTACCTACTATGATGAAACTACAAAAGGCTCAGAGTTAAAATTCTATCGTGATGAAAAATATTCTTCTCCTACTAGTTCAAATTGGGATGTTAAGGCTTGAGGACTCTTATATTATGTATATATTGTTCCAAAGGACGCTACAAATCTAAAATTTACCTTTGAAAACGACCCAAAGAAAACTACTGTTGAACTAGCTAAATTAGCAGAATTTAAGTATTACTATGATAGCATCATAGCTGAAATAGAAAAAATTGCAGGATGACTTCCATTCTGTATTCGCACGTTTGGGAAATCTCTTCGCTGAGCTCAAAAAGTCTTACTAAAGGATTGTCAAGAAGCTTACAAGGGGAATTTTAGAACAGGAATGCGTGAGGAACTTTTTTACCAATGGAACGAGGAAAATAACTATCCTTATTCTAGTAATATTAGAAGTTCTACTGTAGGGGATCAGTATTGTGCTGAGACAAAATACGGGAAAGAATGCCTTTGGATTGGTGATTGAAAGATTGATTCAATAACTTCTTATGATTACAAATAATTTAAAAACGGCAAAATTTGCCGCTTTTTTAACGGTTTGTTTGTAAATTTGAATAAATTAAATACGAAAGGAAGTAGTTTTACTTCCTTTTTTTGAAATCATGAAAAATTCACCGCTCGAGAGAAAAATTTTTACTGTAGAGTTACTTCTTCCTGGATCATGGCGAAGGGGAGATTTTTTAGAAATGATCAACATTCCTCAAGCAACGGTACTTCAGACAATGCAGTATCTGAGAAAAAAAGCTGAGGGGATCCCTGAAGGAAATCTAATCCTCTTATCGATGGAGGAATTTAGAAAAAAGAAATTTACAAAAAGACAAAAACAGCACTTATTGTCTAATGAACAAGCACTAATACAAATCCGAAATCAGACTTTTTTGTTTGGTATTCAGCAGGAAAAATTTTTACCAACCAGCAATGAAGCTGGAGCTGGGCGAAGCCCTGATGGATCTTTTTTCGCCTTTTTGTCTAAAGAACTTTGTACTCCTATTCCTATGATCCTTAATGAGATGACCTGGGAACAAATTTGGGAACTTGTAATTGGTTTAAGTTGGAATGCAAATGCACTTACTGAAGAGGGGAAAATGAGAAATCAGAATTACCAATACCAAGAAAAATTTGAAAAAGAGAATGATATGGATGCTCTCAGAGAAGCTTTGAAAGATTAGTAAAAATTATCTACTAAGACGGATTAAAAGTAAGAGGATGAGTACAAGAGCTCCTAGGATCAAAATCATAAACAAAAAACCAATCAAAATCGCAAGAAGAGTACGGAGAAAATCACTCCTCATTGGAGGAAGAAAATGTTCTCCAATGTTCATAAGGATGTAGGTAATAACAAAATCCGTCATCAATACTCTTTAGGATCTAAAACATCCCAATTATACACAAAAAAAATACCAAAATCAAGACTTTTTACTACTTTAGAATTAGAAAAAATGAAAGCTCTTACACGAAAAGCAATGCTAGATGATAGCGATTTTAGAAAAAAAATTAAAGATGCTCAGCAATATGCCAAAGATACTTGAAAACTCTTGGATAAAAAACATGTTCTTCAGCTAGAGTTTAATAAAACTCAAGCTGATGCAAAGGTTAAACAGCTTCAATCACTTTTGAGGAATAAGGATTTGGATGAAGCTAAAAAGATAGTTCTTAGTATTGATCTTACCAGGGCAAAAAAAGAAGCTACAGAAGCAAATGCAATCCTCAATAATTATCTTAATACAGGGAATGAAAAACTCTCCAGATTTAGATCTGCTTTTGCATCAATCTGAAGCTGATTTTTATCAGTTGGCCAGTCTATAGGATTTGGGGTCGCAGCACTAATAAAAACTGGAATTGATAAAGTTGCTGATTTTATTAAAAGCGCTAGCGATAATGCAATTAACTTTGAAAGTGCTTTTGCTGGAGTGAAAAAAACGATTGAAGCTACGGCCTGAGGCTTCCAAGGACTTAAAAAAGAACTTAAAGACATGGCTACAGAGATTCCAGTAGGGTTTGAAGAGCTTTCAAAAATTGCAGAATTATGAGGACAGCTTTGAATTGCCAAAAAGGATTTGAAAGATTTTACAAGGGTTATTGCTAATCTTTGAGTTTCAACGAATCTTTCTACAGAAGCGGCAGCAACTTCTCTCGCTAGAATAGCTAATGTATTCCAACTTTCTTCTAAGGATTATGAAAAACTTTGAAATACTATTGTGCAGCTTGGGAATAACTTTGCAACTACAGAAAGTGAGATTGTAGATTTTTCAAGTTATCTGATGGCCTCGGCTAAGACTGCAGGATTTACAGCTGATGAAGTTTTTGCCATTGGATCAACGCTTTCGTCAGTAGCAATTAATGCTGAGGCTGGATGATCAGCTTTTTCTAAAGTTATTTCAGTAATAAATACCGCAGTTGCAACAGGAAATAAAACTATAAAAGATTTTGCGAAAGTAGCATGACTCTCAGCTGAAGAATTTGCTATGCAATGGAAAGAAAAACCATCTGAAGCTTTCACAAGATTTGTAGAAGGTCTGGGGAGAGAGGGAGCATTTGCAATCCCAATTATTCAGGATCTTTTAGGAAATAATGTTAGATTACAAAATGGTATGCTTGCTACTGCAAATGCTGGTTCTAAATTAAGAGAGGCTTTTGCTATGGCTCATGAAGAATACGAAAATGGAAATGCCCTTCAAACTGAAGCGAGCAAAAGATATGAAACGGCTCAAAGTAAAATTGCAATGTTAGACAATGAGCTAGAAAATATGTCTGAAACCTTATGAAAAAAGGCTATTCCTGCTATGGTTTGGTGGAAAGAAGTCCTCGTTGATATACATAGCTGGATCAACAACCTATTTGGAGCTACAGATGTTTTTAGTGAACATTTAGGAAAATTAACAGATAAAATTACTGAAAATGAAGAAGCTATGAAAAAACTAAGTGAAGCATATCGTGAAGGGAAGATTTCTAAGGAAAAATATTTAGAGAGCATGCAAAAACTATGAATAGAAAAAGCAAATCTAAAAAAAGAATACGAAGAAGAGGAAAGATTTCTTTCTGAAAATGAAAAGGCAATGAAAAAAATAGAAGATAGACTTAAATCTTTACAAGAAGAGCAAGCCAAAAATAGCGAAAAACTTGCAGAGGCAAAAAAAAATCAAGAGGAGCTTTCTCAAAAATGGTATGCCTGAGAAGAATGGGGGAATAGATATTCGGCTATTGTTAAGGTATTAACAGAGAGAATAAACGAGAACGCTGAGGAAGAAAGGAAACTAATAGAACAAAAAGCTCAGTTGGAAAAGTCTAATGCAGAAAGGGAGGTATCAAATTATTCATTAAAAGATACTTTTGATTTGGTTAAAGATGCCATGAAAAAAGTAAATGATTTTAGGTTGAATGAATCTGGAACGAGAGCAGAATTTGATAAAACAAAACAAGCGGCTCTTGATAGTATAGATGCCTTTGAAAAAAGGTTGTCTATGATTTGAGCAAATTGAGGAAATGTTGTATCAAGATATATCAATACCCAAATGGCGAATTTTGTTAATAAAGCAAAATGAGTTCTTGCATGATTACAATGGAATGGGGTAGAAAAAACAGATGGCTGATATAAGCCTTCTAATAAATGATATTGATCCAAAAAGGATCCTCTTGCAAAGAAAAAAGAGGAATTAAAGAAGCTCAGAGATCTTCAGATTGAGCAAATCAAGGATTCTGAACAGTCAGAAAGAGATAAATATAAGTCCATTCTAAAAGTAAATGAAGATTACAAAAAGAAGCTAGCAGCTCTCGAATGAAAATCAAATGATGAAATTGTAAAACAAGCTGAAGATGCAGCTAAAGATGAGGAAAGAATTATTAAGGATAAATATTCAAAAATAAATAAGGCCATAGAAAAATCTGAAGGGAATCTCAAAGATTACTGAAAACAGATCCAGGAAGTTAAAAAAAAGTGGAAGGATGCCTTGACTGACATGAAAAAGCAACTTCAAGATCTTAATCATGAAATGAAAGAATTGGATCAGAATTATACAGATGAACAAGCTGATCGTTGGGTTGAAGTAAAAAATCAAATTAAAAATAATAGTAGGAACAATTCAGGGCTTGACCGAATTACGCAAAATTACGACAAAAAAACACTTGAGCAGCGAAGAGATGCAGGGCAAAAGGAAATCAATAATATAGATATTGATAAAGTTATTGAGCAGTTAAACTTAAAAGAGGAAGAAGCTTTTCTTGAGGGGAAAATCACTGAAGAAAAAAGAAAGCAGGCTGAAGAAAATTCCAAACTCTCAGAATCTCAAAAAAGAGATATTCAGTACCAGAAAGATAAACTTATTCTTCAGGAGAAAATCAATATAGCGAAAGCTTTTAGTTCTCAAAAGGATTTCTTTGAAAATAAGCTTAGCATTTGAGAAAATTCAGATTGAAGTCTGAAGGCAAGTTATATTGATGAAAACTGAGAGGAAAAACAAGTTACTGATTATAAAAACATTCAATACTTGGCTGACCTTGCAAACAAACAAGCAGTAATGAAAAAGGAGATAGAAGATCTTGAGTTAAAGACTGCTGAAGAATACAAAATTTACGAAACTCTCAATCAGCAGAAGGCAGATCTAGAAAAAAATCAAACTGAAATTCTCCAGGAAGAAATTCAAAAAAGAAAGAACGAAGTAAGTTCTTATGTTGATCACTATGAGAAAGAAGCAAATCGCCAACTAGATATTGCAAAAAATCTAGCTCAACAAATGCAAAGCTATGCGGCTCAGTATGTAGCAGCAAAAGCTTCTATGTGAGGCGGAGGATCTACAACTAATATCACAAATCATGCTGGGAATACTGTTAATCAAACCTACAACATTAACAATCCTAGTGATGCTTCAGCTGCAGTTTTTAGAGCTGCTACAGAAAGGCTAATAAATTAAAATCAGATTTTTATACTTTTACACTTACGAAAATGTTAGGAAAGAACCGAAAATATAAAGGACTAGACTTCTCAGACACTACCCAAAAACACCTTCAGCAGACCATGGGCTACAGCTTCCCTCTCCAGGAATACTCAGCAGATCTCTCCACAAGAACTGAGGAGCGAACTAATGCTAACTTTCACTGAGGAACACTTTCTCATAGCCTTTATGGTGTGAGATACATGAACTTTTCTTGAATTGGAATTGGGAGATCCAAACAAGAGAGAGGAATAGTCTTAAAACTGCTCATGGATCAGCTCACTCTTCGTCACGGAGTGAAAAGTGATGAATACTTCGACCTCTCTCGAGAGACGGATGATGGCCAACCAAGAACCTGCAAGGCTAAGATCACTAAGCCTATAGAGACTAGACACGAGCTGACCTCTTACAAGTTTGAGTATTCCTTTCAGCTTGCTTGTCCTTCAGAAAAAATCTATGCTCCAACTCAGCAGCTGCAGAAAATCCCTAGAGGCTTTTTTGGAGGAACACCACTTGCTCAGCCTCTTCCTGTGGCGATTGGAAGCTTTGGCGGAGGTGGTAAGATCCTTAATGAAGGAAACTGGTATGCTCCGTTTAAGCTGCAGATTATCTGAACATGCACCAACCCCAAAATCTTCAACTTGGCAACAGGTGAAAGCATCAGAATACAGGCTACAACTACAAATCTTATCTTTGACAATCGTAACCTTAACTTCGAGGAAGGCAAGGATTGGATCCTGGAAGATCTCGGCCAGGATATTAGCTCCAAGAGAGCTACAGGAAAGGATCTCTATCTTGCTCCTGGAGAAAATCAGCTTGTTGTCATTACTGACAATCCTGATGAAGAGCCAGAAATTTTCGTTACACGAAGATCTACTTTTAATTACTAAATCATAAACCTCATGTTAATGGCCAGACTTTATCCTCATATTTTTAGCAAGGAGATCCTTGCTCAGAGAGCTATCACTTCTCAAATCTCTCTCGAACAAAAAATTGATGACTTTTGAATTGCTAAGTGTGAAATTCCTCTTATTCCTGGACTCCAGGAAGACTGTAAAATAGAGCTCTATGAAGTCTGAAATTGAGAGGATCACTTGGTATTTTCAGGCTTTATTTATGAAACTAAACCCCTTCGAAAGAGATGGGACATGTTGGAGATTACGGCCAGAGATTTTAAGGCCATCTTTCAAAAAAGAAAGGCTCTCACGAGTCGGAATTGGAAAGAAGGGGTTACTCTCGAGAAGGTCTTACAGGAACTCTTGGGGTATTATAATGAAAAATACCAGGAACAGCGAACATGGTCTTGCTTCGATGCGACACTCAAGATTGAGGTTAAGCAAGGTGATACCTATGCGGATTTATTTTGAGAAATCTGCGAAAAACTTGAATGCTACCGAACAGTTACTGATGGCCAGGTGATCTTCAGGAAACAGCTCTGAAAAAAACTAGACACCACCCTTATGTATGATGGATCTGCCAGTAATCCTGGTAACATTACAGAGATCAGCTCAGTAGCTACAGCCACGGCTTGTAATATTGTCCTGGTGGAAGATAGTGAGTGAAAAAAAACCGTCAATACTGACTTCTTTGATGGCATCGTCTCAGGGGTTGGAGAGGTTAGCGTTAGAAATGGAAACCTGACGGAATCAGCTCAGCTGAAGGCGAAGAAACTTTCCAAGAGACAAAGAACCTACCAAGTGTCCATAGCTGAAGGCAGCATCACCGCAGAGGTTGGTGATACACTGAATTTGGATGTAAGAAATACCAATCATTACTTCAATTTTCAGGGAGAAGTGATTGTCCAGGGGAAACAGATCTCTTATAATAATGCGACTAAGAGAGTTTCTTATACCCTAGGAGATGAGCTGGTGTATTCGTATGGCTTTCTTCAGCGACAAAAAAACCTGACTCAAGAAATCAGACTTCTTAAACTTAAAAATCTGACTTAATTTGTCAGATTTTTTTTATAAAAAAATCAGAATTTTTTGTTTTTTTTCTATAATAATAAAAGAGTGGTTGAAATATACCACCAAACTTTTATTTAAATTATTTCTTATGGTAAAAAATTACAAAAACCGTCCCCAAAGGGATGGAATCCATTTTAGCTGTTGATCAAAGAAGATCAAAAAAAACAAGAAATCAGGAGGAAATTTTAGATGGAATTTTTCCTTTCGAATTACATGGTTTACTATAATCTTGTTCATGGTTTTTTTGTTAAATAGAGATCTCTTCTGGGAAATTATTCTGAGGTGGACGAGTTAATTTAAACAAAGCAAGACATTAGTTTATAACTAGTGTTTTGCTTTTTTAAAAAACACGGCCAGATTTGACCGTGCCTGGTATGTAAACACATCCTAGCTTTTATTCAATTTTACCAGAGAATCTCAAGGCTCTCGCAATCATAAGACTTGCGTGATACCTCTTTACAGGTTCATCCAATCCAGCTTTGGACTTGATGATACCTTGATCAATAGCAATATCAGGAATGAGTTCCTCTTGGCTCGTTCTTCAGTAGAGAGCAACAAAGATCATCTTTAAGAACCATCTCTTAGTAAGAGGTCAATTTACTGAGCTTACGACTCAGAGTTCGAGAGCCTTCTGAATGGCTTTGTTATCGTCAAATTCGTTGTGGAATGCTCTCATAACCATAAGAACAGCGTGGAGCTTGATGAGACTCTCATTCGGCAACTTTCCATTTCGGATATTCATCTCAACCATCTTCTCTGAGTCAGCTGAATCAACCACCACTTCAGGCGTTGCATTCTTTTTGTCGATGATAGCAACGATGGAGTAAAGCCATTTTTGGAGACCAAAAGGAGTGTAAAAAAATCCTTTATCTCCCCATCACTCAGTCCAAGAATTTGGATGATGATATTTTTCTCCATCAATACCTGTAAGGGCGAAAAGATGTCCAGCATTAGCATCTTTATCAGGAGTCAATGTATGAGTAACTCCAGTCTGGTGCCATCTGATATACCTGGCACCTGTATAACACATATGCTTCTTAGAAAGAGCAAGTCTCACTTCAGCTGGAGTATTACAGAAGTAGTATCCTTGAATATAGCCGAGATCTTTCATCAGCTTCAAGGCTCAGCTCATAGACCAACCATTCTTCCCTCCATCTGGAATAATACCATTAGCAATCGCCTCCTTTCGGATCTTCATTGCATCGAGCTGAGTTTTGCTATCAAACCAGTCAGCCTCATTTTCGGCCTTGGTTATTCCAAAGACTGAGCAGGCTCACTCACTTCACTGGTCTAAAATTGGTGTATTATTATACACAATCTTCTCAGGAACAGTGTCCTCTCATGTATATTCTTCCATCACGGTTGCATATCCAGGGATATGCAGATAGTCCTCTTGGGTAAATCATTCAGTATCGTTACTGATGACTACATTTTGCAATTCTTTTTCTTCCATTTCTGTAAGTATTAAAAGTTAAAAGTCTGAATTATTCAGGTTTTTTCTCTACTCCTAGGTCTCAGAAGTAGTTGGTATTGATCCACTTTGTAACCAGATTAAGGAGTGGAATTGCAAGTCAGACAATAACTACTTGCAGTTCTCCTTTAATTCCTGTCAAGGTTGTTCCTAGGAACGCTACTCAAGCATTGAACATCTGCCAACAGAGCACTCTAAATGCTTTGTTTTGCCATAATTGTTTCATGATATAATCAGTAAAAAAATAAAAACTATCTGATAGCCCTCTCTCAGTTTTTGATACCATAGATTGCAGTAACAAATTCTGTATCTCTCACTTTTTGAGCTTCTATAAATTCTTTTCTTTGCTCTCCTAGAGCTTTATTATGATCTGCCACTATCCCATTGATAGACTGCAGAAAATAGATAATCAAAAACACGATACATCCTAGTGACACGAGCATAAGGAACATAAATACCCCTCTCTCACTACCTGTCAGTGAATGGAGAGCGTTACCTGTAGCTTTAATTTCGTTTTCTAATGCCATTTTTTTATGTAAGTATTAAGAATTAAAATATTGAATTGAGTCTTTGCAATGATCCTTGTCCAAGGCATCTAAGAGCTTAACGATAATAGCTCAAAGACAAGTCAGAGTTCAGGTTTCTTGGTTTTTGCCCAACACTGAGCTAATTGTCTCCTGTACCTTTCCAAACTTGTATCCTCCAGTAGTTATAAGGCAGCGATTGAAGAGATCACGGCAGACACTGTTCCCTATCTGGTCTATCCCAATAGCTACACTACGAAAGATCCCACCTAAGTATCAGAGTCCCTTCTTGCTTGCTGAATTTCAAGAAGGAAAGAAAAACCTGAATCAGATTTCTCCTATTGTTCGTAGGAGCCCGAGCGGTAGCAATACCACCGCCAGAGCTAGAGCCACGAGGAGCAGTATGAGGCTATGCAGTAGGTTTCTCATTCTTAGGTTTGTCAGCAAATAAATCTTCTACTTCAGGGGGAAATTTAATCCCAGCTCCCTTGAATTTTGCAAACTCCTCTTTGCTTAGATACTCCTTAACATCAGTAATATCTATGTGTGATAGATAGGTGATACCATTCTTTGTGATAGTCTCCATCTGAGAATATGCTAGTTTGATAGCTACGAGTTTGTTCATCAGTTCCTGGCTACCAAGAATGAGAGCATAGGGGATTTCAAAAGTTACGAAGTGTGGCTCTTTGGGTTTGTTAGCCTCTACCCAAGCCTCATATTCTGCATAATCTACAAGCTCAGCTAACTCTCAGTCATTGAGTATTGGATCAAGCTCGGTAAATCCTACAATTTGACCATTTTTTGTGATTTTATACATAAGAATAGATTAAGAAGATAAATCAGATTGAATATAAATAGTGTAGTGCATAGTTGGGCTACCTCCACTTACATTCCATGTATAGAGTTCTACATCAATTACCCCTTGCGGAATAATAAAGTAAGACTCAGCTGCTCCATCTCAATTTCTACTTAATCACTGAAGCTCTTTTCCATCTTTCTTCAGCTTAATATGACATCTGGAATCACTTCAATAGCTATAAGTGTTCATACTGATAGACATCTTACAAAAAGAATTTTTTGGACACTTGAACTGTTTAGTCTCAGTACTATTTCAGCTTTTGTCTCCAGAAAAGGCGAGTGTGAATGGTCAAGCTGAGAGTCCTCCTTCCCCCTTCCAAGTTCTATCTTTATGATAGCCAAGTATTGTAAATTCTCATTTTTCTCCAGGAGCAGTTGCTTTTCTGGAGTAAAGACTTCTTGCTAAAGTTTCTCACGGTTTAGAAGATATTTCTCGGCTTATTTCAACGTCGCATCTTGTGTAGTAAGTGGAATAATTTTCAGAATTTCCCTGGATATAAAGCTCCAAATTCTCAAGCATTCTTGTAGATAAAGTAACTGTAGTAGAAGTTTCTCCTGTTTGATTATAACCGTAGGTTGCAAGTGTCTGATTTCAGAGTTTTATAAGGAAGCCTCATCTTGATCCTCAGCCAGCATTAGAATTCTTCCAGTTGCTACATTTTACCTTGATTTTTATTGTGAGGTTGTCTGCAGGAGCGACAATCTCTTGGATGGAATTTTTTGGAAATCAATTAGCGAAATTGTATCTATCAGGGAGTGTCCATTTTTTGTGTCCTGTAAATGAAGATCCTCAAAGCCCAAAAATTGCATTTGCATGCCATCACTGACTATTACATACAACATTTGCATAGGTCTTATTCTGCTTCTGCTCATCTTCCACGCAAACGACTCCATATCCTAGTGATGGATTTTTAGAGACTCCAATACAAAAGTAATTACTTCCGTTCACTGTTCCGCCTTGCTGCTTGAGGACTATGATGATAAACTCATCTTTCGCAACTGTAACCTCTTTCGAGAGAGTAACAGTTTTCATCTGATAGGCAGTAGTGATTTCGCTATACCTTACACTACCAGTAGCCAAAACTTCATTACCTACCACAAATTCTAATCCTAGAGAGCTAACCTTTTTTGCCTTTCTGATTTCTACTTCCAAATTCTGGCTTGGTTCTCATACTTTTTTCAGATAGAGCTCTAAAGTATTGAAAGAGACTCCAGTAGATACTCTAGGAATATGAATTTCTTTTGTGAGATTAGTTTTTCAGATTGGGCAATCTGATGTGACTTCAGAGGCAAGCGGTAGGTGATATTCGTAGGCTTCATCATTCTCTTTGAATGCTTCAGCTACGATAGCTTTTATTCAGAGGTGATCAGGAGTACCAAACTCCTCTAGCTTCTCTACCTTCTCCTCAGCTTGGGATACCTTTTCCTCTAGAGTAGTGGTTCTCTGAGATACAGAATCCAAAGCTGGAAAACTGATCTCCTTCCTGTGATCTACCACCTCTCCACTAGAGATCTCATATAGCTTCAAAAAATTCTCATGACTTGGCCGCTCAGGTGTTGCCTTGATTTCTCCAATATCAAACCCTTTTGCGAAATTCGTGCTTCCTGGTTGATCTGCAATCAAAGTAGGATCCATAATCAGATTTTCTTTGATCTCAATATAGATCTTTGTCCCCTCGACAGTTTGGAGGTTTTCAAGTTTTCCTGTAAACTGAAATTGAGCAAGAAAAGTCTGGTTTTGAATTGGGTAAGAAGTTGGCCTCTTGCAGAGGATCACCGCTTCAGCAATTTCAGAGCCAGCAGAGAGCTCTCCTTTACTTTTGTCAAAAATAAAATCTGACTTTTTCAGCAGTCCGCCTTTATTACCTAGTGCCCACTTTCGGAGCATTGAGTAATCATAATCAGAATTGAGCTGAGTTTTATTAGAATCTATCATTGAGGTTCTTCTAATTGCTACCATTGAAGTATATACAGAAAGTAAATCCTTTTTTCCGTGATAATAAAAAAAAGCTCTTTTGCAAATAAAGAGCTTAAAATGCGGCAAATTTTGCCGTTTTTGACAAAAAGATTTACTTCTGATATTATTGCCAGTCAGTAGGTCTATCAAGAGCGATCCATTGTGTAGGATCTTGGGGGTCTTTGATCATTACAGGACTTGGAAGTTGAGCATTTTGAAGCTGTTGTATCTGTATGATTTGCTTCGTTTGGCATACTTGTTTGAGAGTATGCCCTTTCCCTCCTGGAGGGAAAAGCACCATAAATTCTTTTTCAGGGAAATCACCTCTTACGAGTTTTACAGCTGGAGCAATGTCATTGTCCCCAGTTATTAAAACAGCTTTCTCGTATTCCCCTTTTGCGGCGTCCCTATAAATAGCTAGAGCCATATTTACATCAGACTTCTTTTCCTCATATGTTTTATACTGGATACTAAAATGTGTATTGGTTTGTTGCCCTAGATAATTATTCATGACGGTTTGAAAATTAGGAGGAGTTATTCTTTCTCTTGGATTCTTATCAGTAATCGTTCTATAAACCAACTGAAAATCTCACATAATTGGGTTAATACCTGCATATTGTGTCAATGCTTGCATATATATTTTATGCTTGGCTTCTCACTGAGTATCTCCTGGATATACGGCAGTAAAATACCTTATCCCTACAATAGCCTCATCCTCCTTTAGATATTGCTCAACTAAGGCTCTATAATTGAGCCAGTAGTATCTTTTCCCATACTTTGATTTCAGAGAACGGCTTACATTGTAGCCGTCTATATAGACCATGACTTTCATATCCTTTTTTTTACAATAAAACCAAAACCCCTGCCGAGGCAGGGGCGGCAGATAGCATTGCAACTATTATTAGTTGCCCACTACCTCTTCGTGTGAAGATTATTTTACACAAAAACGCTAAAAATGCAAGACTTTTTGTCAATAAAAAAAGCAAGATTTTAATCTTGCTTCTTCATTGGGTTTTTAGTCAGTTGGCTTTGCCCAGATCCATGCACCATTATCATTAGATGCAAAACTAAATGGACTGTTTCCAACCCCTCCATTTCTCTTCACATTAAGGAAGGAAAGGACGATACTACCAGTAAGATTAGTATCTACTAGATAGAATTTTTCAGGCTTTGGAGCTCCTACCTGAGGGATAGTCTCAATAATTAAGGCCAATCTTGGAGCATCTCCATCTTGGATCTTTTGCCCAAGGATTTTCCTTTTCCCAGTGGTATCATCCACTTCAGCCAATCCCATAAGCGTCTTGAGTACTGCAGGCTCAAACATCTCAAACCAGTTCCCCTTAACCGTAAAAGATGGAGCTTGAGATCTATAGATTACTCCGTTGTCATCTACCTTTTGTGGTTCAGATTCACCTACTCCAATTTCAATCTGCAGATCAGTAAGACTCGCCATTCTCTGCTTTGTTAAAGCTTCAATAGCGGAAATAACTGCAGGTGCATTAGTAAGATCTACTGCGACTTCTGGAATTGTAGAATCCATAGGAGCCACAAAGAGTTTAGCTGCTCTATAGGCAAGAGCATTTTTGTTAGTTGCTGCCATAGTAATTATTCAGTTTCTAAAGTAAAAATGTAGCCAAAAGGCTTTAAAAGCTCTTTTATATCCTCAGTAGCTTCGATCTGAGTTCCTGCTTTATGCAGTTCTCCTTTGATGATCGTATCTCTTTTCAGGACGATCACTTCAGGAGTTTTTTCCTTATTTCCCATTATATCATGTAGCGAATATAAAAATCTTTAACTCTGATATTTCTTCCTTTTTCATCCACCATACCAGGAGAGCCTCCAGCTTCAGTGATACTATAGACCTCAGCTCAGAGGTCAGTATTTTCGCTGCAGAGGAGCTCAGCGAAACCCTCCAGGAGAAGAAAAAGCTGATTGTCTGAGACTTTACTTCCCTCAGCTGAGAGTTGGCACCTCAAGATAGCGATCTTGCTCACCTCAGACTCTACCGTTGGCGGCAGAATTGAGCATTGCAAGACCATTGCTTTTGGCTCTTGTAGTGGAGCTTCAGCGAGAATTTTTGCTCTTTTGAGTGGCTCTAGGAGTGGACTGCTTATGGATTGTATCAGACTCTGGATTTTCCCCAAGAGTTCTTTTGTGTCTATGATCATTCGCTGTTTAGTTCATCAATTAAAGTATCAAAGGCCTCCATAATAATCTCTTCGCCCTTCTCAATCAGTTCCTGATTTGTCCTGGCAACCATTCCAGCCCCCACACCTTTATAGAAGGCTTTCCCCTTAGGCTTGTGATAGGTGTATTCTTTCCCGTGTACTCCATATTCCACATAGATGGCATAAGGAGTTTCGTTTTTAATCTCACCAATCACACTTTCTCACTCTCTCCTTGTTGGGAGTTTTTCCATATTCCCAACAAGTGTTTTGGTATCTTCAGGAGTTTTTTCTTCTATCAGCTCTTTTGCGAGATCTGTCAGTTTATCTACTGTAGCAAAAGTCACTTCCGAAACCTTATCTTCATAACTCATTACTATGTTTTCTGACAAATAAACTCATATTTTCTACGACTCCATTAGGGAGACGATAGACTGCTGGAGCTCTTATGAGTTGAAAGATCCCAATACTTCCTAAATCAGGATCCTTCAGCTCAATCTTTGCTCAGTTTTCAATTCCTGGATAAAACCCCTCCAAAACTACAGTCAGTCTTCAATGTTCTTCTTCTTGAGCAATATCCCCTTGTTCAAGTTGTAGACTATCTCTCTCATCAAAGAAATCACAGTCTAAGTCTTCATGGAGAAGTATATTTTTTTCCACTTCTCTGAAGTCCTCAGTAATAACTTCTCTCTTATAGATACTACATTTTTTGTCATAGAACATTGTCTGGAAAAAAAAGAATTAAAGTTGGTATTTATGGATGGTTTGCATGACCTGTTCTCTCACGGGTGAGTTTTCTCTGAAGCTGATTGTCCTAGGTCACATCTTGTAAGACGCAACATTACTTCCGAAACCTTGACCAATCATCAGAGCCTGCTCAGTTGCATAGGAGATCATGGCATCCTTCAGATCCTCAGGGAGTTCTTCTGTAGCATACCCACTTGTGATTTTTAAGGTCATTACTGGATAGAAGTTCACCTTCCCCTCGAACAAAAGCACATCCTTTTTATCTCAAATCGTCTTTATTGTGAGTAGTTCTCCTTGCTCATTTTTAGCAGAGGCGATATTGAGAAGCGAGGTATTGACTTGATACCATGTCCCCCTTTGCCAGATTTGATGCAGAAGAAAACTCACTTCTCTTTCCTTTTTTTCCAAAGGAAGCAATCCACAAAAGAGTCTTTCCGTAGAGTCAACGACTGCTTTTAGGGTCTCATCTTTGACTTTTGGACAAAAAGGCTTGATTTCATCTTTAGATATGAAGGTCATTATCAGAGAGATAAAGAGTAAATTATTCAGCATTTGGGACTTCTATTCCATTGGCTTCAGCTAGAGCGATGAAATCAGCTTTCTTGCTAGTGCCTTTAGGAATTTCAACCCCCTTATTTTTGAGGAGTTCCACGAGTTGTGGCACGGTCACTTTCTCCCATGGAGAATTTTGACTAGGTTCCTCTACTTGAGAAGATCCTATGCTTGCGACTGCATCTTCAACCGTTAATGGAATCTCCTTGAAAAGATGAGAGGGGAGTCTAATCTGACTCACCAACTCGTCTCCTGGTTCCAGCTCAACTGCTGGAGCATATGGAACAGCACTCACTTTCGTGGGATGCTGCCCAATATACTGGTATTTCCTTAGTAAGACTACACTCATTTTTTACAAATCGTTAGAAGATAAAAGACTATTGGCAGTTGTATCCTACCGCTACAAAGTTTTTACCTTCAATCTTATCGTTAATATGAGCCATTCCCCATCTTGCCAAAGCTTCCAAGATAGTTGAAACTGCGAAGTCAGCATCATCATTTGTCTTAATTTCTCCAAATGATCCAGACTGAATCACTCTAGGATCTACTGCAATAACCGTTCCCTGAGTATTCTTAGACTTGGTCTTAGATACTTTTCCATCAGCATCAGTCAGAGGCAAAATATCGTAGCTTGTACAGAAGACATACGATCCTGCTCCAATATCAATTACCCCCTTGGAAATAGTTGAAACTTGTCCATTTTTAGAAGCATTTTTGAAGTCCTCAGTCTTTCTAAAGGCGTTGTAGGCCTTACTATTCATCAAGTAAAACATTGCTCCAGGAGTAGATGCAGAAGTTACCAATGCACTGAGGTCAAAGAGTGAGTTCATGTCAGTAATTGTTCCGACATTAAGACTAGATTTTTCTCCACCATGGAGCCCAATTGCTCTGAGCCCTTTACCAAAGTTGTATCTAGCATTGGTCGCATAGTCAGACAAAGTGCTTACATCGTCCTCCTTCAGATTTACATTTCCATTTTTAGTATCATCTGAGTTTACGATAGCAATTGCAACCGTCTTAAGGATTGCTCTCTTAAGCCTCGCCAAGAACAAAGCCTCTAGCTCAATGATGCTATAAGCCAAAAGATCTGCAGACAATACGATATTGCTATAGATCGTATTTGCCTTAATCTCTACGCTAGCTGAGTTTGCATCTTGCAATCCCTCCTTTGCCTCTCTAAATTTAGAAGTTGGAGTTGATTCGGTTTTTACGATAGCTTCTCCTTCCGTTCCAATGATAGGGATTTTAGTCACCTGACTTGCAAGTGCCTGAGCAAAAGGATTAAACATTTTTAAGAAGTTTAACTCTGCGTCATCTGAAAGGTCAATCAGTGATGCAACAGTTACGCTCTCAGGTACAAATTCAGCAGCTGCTCCAGCTTTACTGGTTACATTAGTTACCGAATTTTTTCTGAGAGTCTTTGCTTCCTCAAGCTCGTTATTGAGCTTCTGTTCAATTTCCTCGTCTGAAAGTTCCTGCTTTACGAGGTTGTTATATCTCGTAACCAAAGCAAGCTGTCTCATGTCCAAATCCTTAAAGTTTTTATTCAAAAGATTGGTTCTAATCATTTCTAAGATATTCATGTTTCTTACACAAAAAAAGAATAAAAGTCAGACTTATTGTCTGAGGATCCTAGTAACATTTGCCTTGAGCTGTTCTAATCTCTTAGTGTCAGTTCTATTCTCCTTGAGATCTGTTGGTTTACAGATCTTTTTGTTAGTGAAGTAGTCAAGCCTCTCTTGCAGTTCAGCTTTCTCAGTTTTGAGTGTCTGATTTTCTGCTTGCAAAGTCTCAATCTGCTTCTTTAGGACAATCTCATTCGCCTTCAAATTCACGAGCTCCTGAGAGCTGTTGGTTTGTGGCTCTGGATTGTCTGGAGGTGTTTGCTCATTTTCAGAGCCTTCCCCTTCCTGTTCCTCGTCTCCTTCATTTTCAGAAGGATCAGATTCTTTTTCTCCATCGTCCTCATTCTCAGAGTCTTTAGGAGGAGTATCATCATCGGCTTCGGGAGTTCCACCCTCATTTTTCAGATGATTTTCGCCGTCTTGATTTGATTTTTCTTCCTGATTTTCTTCCTTTCCAGGAGCTTCAGGATCATCTTGCTCTACAGCTTCATTCAGTTGCTCTGCACTGAAGTCTTCTTTGGCTTCTTCCATACTATTCTTGATCACTTTTACTTCAGCATTCGCATTAGATCCAAGGGTTACTACTGACCACTCAATGAGCTGCACTTCTCTATGTCTTTCCTGGTATTCAGCAATCTTATTTTCCAAGGCATCCCAGATATATCCAAAGTTTCTGCCCTCGTCAATGAGCTTATCTACTAGAGTATTAAGCATTTCATTATATGCCTCATAAGTTAGCTCCTCACCAGTCTCACGATGTCTGTATACGATTACAAGAGGAATATGCCCAGTACTAATATCGCTTGTAAGCCCTCTTGATAACCTCTTATCAGTATAGTCATCGTAAGCGTATCCAGTAGCTCCGAGATACTTTCTTCCATTATCATCGGTTTTGATCTCTATGCTGAGTGTCTTTCCGATAGGCTCGTTTATATTGTGCTGATAAAGCACCTTTCCGCCGTATTCGTTGAAGAACTTCGTAAGTCCTCAGGATTTATTCCAAGCCTCTAGTTCAATGACATAGCCATTATGATTTTCTGATTCATCAGAAATCTCAGCCTCTAAATAGATCGCTCCTTCAGGTATCCCCTCAGGCTTGGAACTATTCTCTACAGCAGTAACCTTTCCCCTGGAGAAACCACCATGCTCATTGATATAGGCTTTGAGTTCCTTCTTATTCATCGCCTTTACTTCTTCAGCAGGACGAAGATTGAAGGTGTGTCCGCTATGATTGCGGAGGAGTTGGAGTAATTCAGATTTTTTCATCTTGGTTTATTGATTATTAACTAAATCAGATACTTGCTCTTTGGTTACAATCTCTCTTTGTTCAGCCTTGAAGAAGTTATCAAGGACTTGCTGAGGATCTGTAATATAGGTTGGTACAAAGCGAAAGTGCATATTTTCAGGCATTTCGTACACTAATTCAGAGAACTCTCTGCGGAGATCGTTTGCCAATCTCTCTGCATGCCTCTTGATCTTCGCATTTACGGAGTTCATCACGGCTTTTAGTTCAGCTTGGCTACCTCAGTTTCTCATGTATCCAAGCCCTCTCATATCTAGTCCAATACTCATGCTCAGCATATTAGAATTATATTCTCTCGCCTCCAATCCTGAGATAATTCCCTGCGAGCTGTCTATGACCGTGATATTCTCAATTCCATTGGCCGCCAGAGGTTGTCCTTTGTTTTCTAGTCCTCAATACTTGAGGATTAGGCTTTTTTCAAAATCCTCTAAGTTTGATTTTGTCAGGTTGTTATTCATAGCAAAGACGATATTTGGAAGAGCAGAATTTTTATAGAACACAATCCCTTCTTGCCTCGAGGCTTGGTCGAGGATGGCATCATCTATCGCTCCATTGAATTTGGCAATACCGTATCACCTTCTATTGACTGATGGCTTATAAAGTGTCTTAACATAGCTTTCCAGCTTTTGTCAGTTGTGATAGAGAACTTCGTCTCCATCCTTTCCATACTGAATACTGATCCTTCTTGGATCTAAGAGTTCCAATTTTTCAGCATAGCCTTTGTCTGATACCTTGATTGGAGCAAGGATCTTCATTCAGCAGCAGACCTCATACAGGATAGAAAAGTAAATATAGCTAGAGAAGTTATCATTCCCAAAGATTGCCTTAGCATCACGGAGGATCTGTTTTGCTAGTCAGCTTTTAATCTCTTTTCCCTGGTCGTCTACAATATCCACATACTGGATTGCTTCATGGAGCATGTCAATGCTCCTGGAGATCACTGTATTTTTTTCTCCAATACTTAATGTAGTGGAGTAAGAATGGAATCAGCTCTGGAGAAAAGCCTTAAGCTGAGCCGTTCAAAGATTGGTCGTGCTACTGAAGTATGGCATCGTTCCACTGATTGAGTTGTCTCTTTTCCCCTTCAGAAAGCTATTGATTGAGTTTCTTATGGTATCTACAAATCCCATCTTCAGCATAAAAAAATAAACATAGCTTTTTCATAACGGATTTTTTCAAAAATGCAAACAAACCGTTAAAAAAGCGGCAAATTTTGCCGTTTTAGTCAGATTTCTTTCTTTTTTTTAAGATTGTCCAGAAAACCAAAACCTAAAAGCCTCAGTCCTCAACGAATAAACAAAAGCATCCACAAGATCATCTCTGTTCCCTTCTTCTCCAGTAAAATCCAAGAGCTGAGAAATAACCCCTTCTGTCCCACCATTCACAAAAAATATTTCTCCATTTTGGATAGCGAGTTCATGTTCTTTCAGTCTCGTCACTTTGTCTTTATTGGCTGAAACAATATCTACCGCCATTTCCTGTTCCTTCAGTTGTTCTCAGAGGATTTGCCCTCAGTTGTTGGATTCTATAATAATCCTAGAGACTCAGTATTCCTCATAACACCTTTTGGTAACAGCTACGAAATTCTTCTGATTTTTATCCTCTCCTTCGAGAGCAATGGATTTTAAGACATATTTGTGGGACTTGGTAGTTCCATCTTGCAGGGTGATCCTCTGATGGCCAGTAACCACAATTCCTATTGCATCACTCGTAGTCCTTTTTGAGAATGCAGGATCTATTCAGATCTGCACAAAGTCAAATTTTGGGAGTTGATCAGCTGTGATTTTTTGTCCCATGATCCACTCAGCTTTTACGAACTTTTGAGCACCCATCTCAGGGATACCAAGATAGTTCTGATTAAACCCACTTTTTAGGTCAGTCCTTAAAATTTCTAAGGCAATCACACCTTCATCCACAGGAACTCCTTGATTAAGTTTTTGAGCTTCAGCAATTGTTTCTACATATCTTGATCGCTGGATTTTCCCTGATCTTGTCCCAGCAGGTCAATACATGAAATTGGAAAACTGACGCCGTTTGGGGTTCTCCTTGTATTGCTCACGGATTCTTACCCCTCTTCAATCCATACGGATAACATTCCCTAGATAGATGATCTGAGCCCAATGCACGAGCCCACCAAATACTTCGTTCTGAAGGAAAAACATATCTTTATCAATCAAGGCCGTATTCTTCGTGTTGTCAGCATTATCAATATCGTCTAGCATCAGATGGTCTGGTCTACGGACTCCCTTTTTAGGATGGCGGAACTGTTCACCTCTGACTGACTCTCCCATTCCAAAAGCTTTAACCTTCACAAAATTACTTGTTACAAACTCACTTACTCCAGTTTCTGGCAGCATTTCGTCTTTGTCATACACCGCTTTTCTTTTGGAAAAGAGCAGTCAAAAGTCTGCAATAATCTTTTTATTTAGAGAAAGCTCAGAGGCGAGCATTTTATTAAAGGCGGTAGCCTTGGTTTTGTTATAGCAGATATTACAGATAAAGTCTGCTTTTTGATAGCAGATTTTCCAGCATTCTAGGGCGAGTCATAAAAAGGTGGATTTTGCTGATTCTCTTTGTCCCTCTACGTACATGGAGAGTCAGCTTTGAGCTGATTTGAACCACTGAAAATGATAAGGGGCAAGTTGTGGATACCTGATTGAATTTTCAAAATAATATATCACAAAATGATAAAAGCTCTTTTCACAAAGAGCTATTCTAGTTGCCTTGTTTTTTAGCAATTCTTTTTCCTCTATCAGGAGATCGGAAGACTTTGATTTGGTCATCTGAAATCATTCTGAGTTGAACTAAATCTCTACTAATTCTGGATTTACGAGAGCGAAGTGTTCTTTCGCCTCTAAACCCTAACTCTTGCTGAAGCCTTACTGCATCCTTGATATTCTCAAAAAAATACTTTTTGATAAATAAGGCCAGTTTATACTCTCTGCGTTCGGTGTAATAATCATACAAATCTTCATAGATCCTTTGCCTAGTCATCCTCTCCATTGCTTTGGTAGTTACGAGCTAAAAGCTTATCTATCCTTTCCATTTGCTCCTCAGTCACTTCAGGAGTTACCGTTGCAACCTTGATCACCTCAGAGAGTCCAAACTGAGACCCCAACAACTTCACAATATTTGCATTAAATTTTCCATTCAAACCTCACTTCAGAAGAATATAATACTGGATCTGTTTGCACATTTCACAAGAGCGGTTGAACTCTGGAAACTTTTTCACTCGGTCTTGCCTTGTAGACTCTAAAATGTTGTTCAGTGTACTCCACTCCTCAAAAGTTGGAAAATCAGCCAAAAGTTTATTGATTTTTTCGCTCTTGAGTCAGCCGTGATCATAGCCGTCTGGAGTTTCAAAATGAGATCTTTCGTCCGCTTCGTAGTAAGTACGATCAGTGAGGATTTTGTCTTTTTGGTTTTTGAATCGTCTTACTATTTCAATACAGTATTCCTCTCTGTAAAGAGGATCTATTCCGCAGTTGCAAAAACCTTTTTCTCTTTCTGGGTTACCTGTTCTAAGAATATCAGGCATTTTAGGCTTGTTGCACTTTTCGCAAAAGATAACCTTGTCCCCTAGAATTGCTTTGGCTCTCTTGATTGCTCTATCTATGTCTGTTGTTTTCCTAGAGTTTGAAGCTTTTTTTTCTCGTGTATTGGTTTTGTTGGTTTTTTTAGGCATAGAGGAGAAAGAAAAAAAATAAAAAAATCTGAATTATTTCGGCGATTTACCTACGGATTTTGTCAGTTTTTTCCGACTTCTTTTTGTCCTAGGATTTTGGTTGTTATTTCTGCTTTTTGTCTGGACTTTTGCCTCCGTTTTGCTTTTTGCTAACTCTGAGGCTTTTGCTGCTCAGATATGAGCGACTTTAATTGCTGCTTGAGTCAGCTTCTTAACTTCTTTTTGACTCTGCTCCTGGGAACGGGTACAAGGAATACACAAACTCCTACTCCAGAAAACAGGGATCCCACCTCAGCACTGAGGGCAGATTCTTACTTTGGCTTGTTTATTTTGCATGCTTCTAGTAAAAAATCATATAAATCAGAAGTAAACTCATCTCCACCAAAAAACACATACCGTTTCATGAACTTTTCAATCTTTTTTGCTTGGATCTTCATTTCGTTCCATTTGCGATGGATTCTTAACATTTTTTCTTGTTTAGTTTTGTTGCTATAATAAAGCAACTTTTGAGAGCATATAAGGTTGTATTCATCCAAAAGAGAGTTTAAGACAGAGAATTGAGTAAATAATTTCTGCTTAAAAATATTTCTAATTCGTTTGATCTTAATCTGCATTTTTTCAAAATATACAAAATAAAAATCTGACCTTATTGCTGGCTCCATCTCTGCCATGAAAGATCTTTTTTCTTGTCTCTGCTCCAGTCTGGATGCTGAGCAAAGATCTCATCATTCAGGGCTTTGTATTTTTCGTACATTTCAATAAAAAAACTAGATCAAAAGCGGACTTTTATTCACTTTTTGCTATCTTTTGCAAGTTGTTCAAGTTCGCCCACCTTTTCCGCTCCAATTCTCTTGATCAGCTCTGCCCTATACTTAGCTTTTTCTGTATCAGCTTTTTGGTCGCCCATTGACATGATTTTGTTGCTACCAGGGAATTGTGGCCAAACATTATCAAGATTAAAGCAAGTAATGTTAATGCTAGCAGAAATATAGTGTCCACCCTGGGTATCTCTCCAGTGCACGAGCTGGCCAGTAGTGATCTCTCTCACGAGTCCATTTTCATCAGCTCTAGAAATTTTAGAATAAAGCTGAAATTCCTCTTTAGCTTTACTTTTTGTAATAGTTTTTGTCAGATTATTATTTCCAACATCTACCTGTTTTTTTACCTTTCTTCCATTTTTTGCAATAACAAAACCAGACTTTTCTTGTTCCAAAAAAGCTTTTATTGCCTTTTTTTTCTCTCTTTCTAACTTGTTTCTGTTTGCTATCTTATACCTTTCCATCCTCTCCTCATAAACATAGAGGATCTTTGTTTTCCGATTGATTTTATCTGAGTATTTTTTCGTTTGAGCAATGTAATAGTTCCTATTAGACTGCTCGTTCTTAATCCTTCTTTGTTCAAAAAAGTATTCAATTTCTTTTACACTTCAGAATTTTTTTGTTGCCATAACAGAAAAATCTCACTATCTAAATAGTGAGTCTATACACAAGAAAAAAGCTATCTTCAACAGTGAAAGTATAGCTTTTTTTAGCTTAAAATCAAGCCTTTCTGCTAACTTTTAGTTTGCGGATTTTATGTAAAATATATTTATTTCAAAATGTCAATATATAAAATTACTTCCGAAGATAGACGAGTGTATAGAGTAAATGCAATTTTTATTCTATACTAAAATACCCATGAAAATCAACGAAGCTATGCTTAAATTTTTAACCTTTGCAGAGCTCCTGGAAAGGAAGGCAGAGAGTACACTTGTTCAATACAGAACAGCTACAAGTAGATTTTGCTGATTCCTCGAACAAAAATATGGAGAGATTCCAGAACTGAGTACTATAGAACTAGAGGATATAATGGAATACTCAGCATATTTAGACAACTTAGAAGTCCTTAGAGGTTACAGCAAGAAAAAAGGTGGAAAACTGAACCATAATACCAAAATCGCCCTTATCACTACAATTAGAACTTTTTTTAAACGATGCAAAACCTGTAAACTTAAATGTCTTGAATATGATATTATTCCACTTGCTAAGCAAGAAAGGAACGAGGTTTGTTACCTGACTCGTGAGGAAATTCTTGCATTCTTTGAAGTTTGTAAACAAGAGAAAAAAGAAACCATTGCTCTGAGAAATGAGCTCTTTTTTAGACTGGCATATTTCACTGGACTTAGAAAATGAGAAATTTTAAATCTGACTTTTGACGAGCTTTTGAGCGGTCGTCAATTCCAGATTATCCAGAAATTTAATAGGAAAAGAACGGTTTTTTTTAACGAAGAATCTAAAATCCGTGAAATTGCTCTCCAACTCAAAGCTTTGTATCTTCTTAAGCCATCTCATCAAATACACTATCACGAAGACAAAGACTATGTTTTTATCTGTTTGGACGATCCAAGGTGGGGTAAGAAGATGAAGAGAGGTGGAGCTAATGTGTTACTAGAAAGATACAGGGATAAATTAAGAATCAAAAAGAAGGTTACTATCCACTCTTTCAGACATTCGTTTGCAACCACGCTTTTGGAAAGGGGAGTAGATATTAGAGAGGTACAAGTCATGTTATGACACGCTACCATCACAAGTACTCAGGTCTATACTCATATCGCAGAAGAAAAACTCAAAAGAAATGTAAGCCACCTCAATTTGAACGAGTAAAAGTTTCCAGTGGTCATATTTAGAAAAAATAGTGCTTTGAAAAAAAACACTATTTTTCTCTTGCAATTTTATTTTTTCTGAATATAATTGCTCCTGATATATGAGACTGTTTAGTTCTCCCTGGTAATCATCTTGACGAAAGTTTCAGTAGGTACCTCAACACTTCCGATAGCTTTCATTCTTTTCTTACCTTCTTTCTGCTTTTGGAGAAGTTTTCTTTTTCTACTTACATCTCCTCAGTAACATTTAGCGAGAACGTCCTTTTTGATAGCAGAGATCGTCTCACGGGCAATGATTTTATTTCCAAGTCCTGCTTGGAGCGGAATCGCGAATAGATGTTTTGGAATCAGTGTTTTTAATTTTTCTACTGCTTCACGACCGAGATAATATGCCTTATCATAATGCACAACCCAAGTTAATGCCTCAACCTTCTCATTATTGATAAAGATATCGAGTTTCACCAGATCATCAGGAGTATATCACTTAAATTCATAGTTCATGGTCGCATATCCTTTGGTCGCAGATTTGAGACGATCATAGAAGTCAACAATAATCTCTCCCATCGGCAACTCATAATGCCAAACAACTCTGGTTGCATCAATATATTCCATATTCTTGAGCTTTCATCTATATTCCTGAGAGAGTGCCATGATATTTCCCGCATATTCTTCTGGTCCTACAACCTCAACATTCGCAATCGGTTCCAAAATCATTTCAATCATCCCTTGATCAATCATATCAGATCCTGATTTTACTACGATCCAAGGATTCAAGATCTCAGCCAGCTTTTTAAACTTTGGATTTTCAAGCATCGTTCCGAAAATTCACTCTGAATGTTCAAGATGTTCAATTTCACTTGTTGTCAGCCCAAACTTCTCCATTTTCAGGATTTCGCGATAGAGTCCAGTTTGAATCAGTCATTTGATATTCATTCAGGTTTTAATCAGAGGAATTGAGAGGTTTTTAGATTTAACCAAATACATTACAGTTGGTATCGTGAAAATAGTATCAAGCCCATATTCACGAAAAAGCCTCTCTTTGATAATATCCATATGGAGCATCCCCAAAAATCCACAGCGGAATCCAAGTCCCAAAGCCTTACTATCTTCCATTTCGTAGGCAACAGCACTATCATTGAGTGAGAGTTTTTCTAGACTATCCTTGAGTTTATCGTATTCAGTCGAATCAATAGGGTACACTCCAGCATATACATAAGGAGTAACCTTTCTAAAACCAGGAATCAAAAACTGATGATACTCATCTTTTGCCTCGTTTTTTCAGACCTTTGCTTTGATGATGGTATCTCAGATTTGCACATCTCTCACTGATTTTTGTCCAGTCACAATATATCAGATTTGTCCTTCATTAAGTGATTTATCTGGTGTATATTCTGGCGTGAAATATCCTACTTCAGTTGGGAAAAAGCTTTTGTCCGAGTGGATCAGATATACTTCATCTCCAGCAGAAAAAGAGCCATCTACTACCTTTACATAGGCGAGAACTCATTTGTAAGGATCAAATACTGAATCAAAAATCAATGCTCTTGAAACTTCCTGCATACTGCTTATCAATGATAAAATTTACCTCAAAAGGTACGAAAATCCTCAATCTTTTCAAGTCAATCTCTCACTCTTGCTTGGAAGTGAAGTTCTCATCTAGAAAAAATGAAAAACTGACTTCGTTCATTGAAATCAGTTTTTTGATTTATTTCTCAGTCTCAACTCAGAGATCTGCTGCTTCTAAATAAAATACCTCTTCAATGCTGCGTTCAAATCTCCTTGCAATCAGAAATGCAAGTTTTAGTGAGGGATTATATTTCCCTAGCTCGAGAAATACGATCGTTTCTCTTCTTACTCCAACTGCATTTGCAAGGTCTTGTTGGGTTAAAGTATACTGAGCTCTCAGCTCTTTGATACGATTTTTCAT